TTTCTTGACCTTGGCCGGCATGGAGATGAATATGGTGATCTGGAATGTCAGCGTGGACATGTCGATCATGTCATCCGTGCCCTGTGGTATGGTCCTGGAACTCCAGTTCACACCAGTGAGCTCAACCACGCTCAGTGACGTCCAGTCTATGTAGTTGTCGGTTGACTGTATCTCCAGGCTGGGGTTGAACATGGGTAATATCTGTTCCAGTATCTGCAACTTCTGTTGCGTGTTGGATGCCCACACGTCCAACTGTATGGTCATGTTGTAGGGCACTGGCATCAATCTCTCAATGGTGAATGCGTTGCCCTGTGTGTTCTCGTATGTCTGTGTGTCGGTGTCCCAGGTCCTCTGTTTCAGCGTCTTCTTGTCAACGAAGAATGGCTCCTGCACGCGGTCCCTGGCATAGTCCAGTGCCGTGATGTGGAAAGTCATCATGGGAGAACTGGGCATCTTGCTCCTGGAGTTCTGTGCGATGATCTGTGATGCCTGCCTGGATGCGTCTCCGTACCTGACTGGTACACGCACCAATGTGGCCGCACCCGTGTCGTCCACTCCGTATTCCACCTGGTAGTTGGAAAACATCCTCGTGAACTGTATGAGGAAACGCCTTATCTGGTCGTCATAGAAAAATGGTACTGTCTGTCCTGCCATTAGTTATCCTTTTTGGGGTTCAACAGGTCAGACAGCGATTGGCTACTTGGTATGTTGCCCCTGTCCGTCGTCTGTACCGTTGCTGTGTTGCTCTGGAATGATTCTTTCAGTGTCTTGTTGTCTGTATCACCCGGTGTCAATTCTGTTCTCACGCCATCCTCTACCTTGACCCATCTGGTGCCATCAAATCTGAACAGCCTGTTGGGAAAGTAATCCAATCTCAGTGCGTAGTCGCCACTGCCTGGATTGGCGGGAAAGCTCACGCCCGATGTCACGGGCAGTCCGTTGGGCGGAACATTGTTGCCGGTCATGTATCCCACCAGGTAGCCGTCCACTGATGGCGTGGTGCCTGGCTTGACTGGTTCGTCATCTACCGTTGCCGTCACATAGAATGCTGTGTTGTCATAACCACTGCGTGGAACCTCGACCTCTGCCTGTTGCACTATGGCATCATTGATCTCCAGATCCTTCTTCTTCATTGACACGAAGTCTTCGATGGTGCCCGCACTTGGATTGTCCGGATCGATCGGCTTGTTCAGGATGTCATCAAACTCCTGTGTGGCCTGCATCGGTGTGACCTTGACACGCCATAGGTGTGGTAACCAGGTCGGGCTGAAGCCCTCAGCCGCGAAGGCGGCATCCTGAACCACGTAGTACCTGGGCAATGCCTTGGGTATCAGGTCGTTGGTGTCCAATGGATGGTAGTCCTTGAGATTGGGAAATTCCAACACGTCACCGGCCGTCAACTTGCGACCCAGTGAATCTATCATGTCATTGTAATGGAAAGTGACGAACAGCGTGTCACCATTCAGGAACAGACCAAACTGTGACAGGTCAAAGTCGATGTCCTGCACGTTGTACACACCACGCATGACATAGATGTCATCATCGTAGTTCCTGTTCCTGTTCTCCAGGAACAACAAGTCCTCCACGTTCAGTGGATCTTCTGTGTCGTATGTGGGTTGTGTGACGTCGCCCTGATCTCTGACCGAACTGTCACCGACGATCTTGGGTCCCATGTACTTGTGGACGAATATGTCCGCACCGCCAACCGTGTACATCTCGCTGATGGTCTTGTCCAGGAACTTGAAGTCATTGGTCTTGTTTGATCGGTATAATGATAATCGTGGCATTTTGTGTTCTCGCTATCTAACTATTTATCGCCTAAAAGAGTTGACCTCAAAATACAAAAGTGGTAAAATAGTGAGATGCTACGAATTGACACCTCACAAGATTGGGCAAGAGTGGATCATGAACTGCAAAAAGACATCAAAAACCTGCCTTATCATGTCAGAATGGACCTGGAGAAGATAAACAAAAATATCAGTAACCTGGTTACTGAGTTAAGTACAGCAGAAATTCAGTGCAGGCGACATCACAAGACGACGCACACTTTTATAGAATTACAGGAGAAATGCAACACAATGATAGCAGACTATCAAAAGATGATCATGATGGGGAAACTGTTGTGATGGCACTCAAGAGATCAGTGGAAGAGAGCAAGGCCTGCGCCGTGGGCAAGATCAACGAGGTGTTCGACAACTACATCGAGGGCGACATACAGGACAGCGAGAAACCCCAAGGCATACAGGAGATACTGGCCAGATATGACCTACCGGCCAAGCAGATCAAGATGATCAAGGATCTGTGGGAGAAACAGATCAAGGAACTGAATGCCTCTGTGACCAACAAAGACAAGGTTCTAAGCGAGGGATACAGTTGGGCTACCAAGGACCAGCAGAAGAACATGATCTCTTACTGTAGGGAGATTATAAGCGAATTAGAGGCATATTCAAAGGATTCCAAGGAAGGAGTCAAACGCAGGAAACCAAGACCGCCGGAGAAGGTGGTGAGGAAACTGAAACTGCTCAGCGAGTTTCCGGAACTGAATCTCAAGACCGAGGACCCCACCAAGATACTGGAGTCCAGTGAGATGTGGGTGTACAACACCAAGAACCGCAAACTGCAATACTACGTGGCCGATGCCCAGAACAAGGTGTTCATGGTCAAGGGCACCAGCATACTGAATTTTGACGCCAAGAAGTCCACACAGAAGACACTACGCAAGCCGGAACAGTTCCTGCCACAGTTGAGCCTGGCGGACAAGCCGTCCAGACGCAAACTGTTTGATGAGCTCAAGACCACTGGCACGCCAGTGAATGGACGATTCAACAGCAACCTGATCATCATCAAGGCCACCTACACCCTACCATCAGCCAGTTGACCATATTCCGATAAATAGTTACAACGGAGGACACAATGGCCACACTAACAGAATTAAAACAGGAGGTGTTTGACTATGTTGCCAATCGCTTGGGCGATGGCATAGTTGATACCGAACTGGATCCCAAGCACTATGAAACGGCATACTCAAAGGCCTTGCTGACATACAGATCCAGGGCACAGAATGCCCATGAGGAATCATATTCTCTGTTGCAACTGACCAAGAACCAGAACGTGTACACACTGCCAAGCGAAGTGCAGTCAGTGAGACAGATCTTCCGCAGGACCATGGGAGATGCCACAGGACCATACTCATCCAGTTTTGATCCATTCTCATCGGCCACCTTGAACGTGTACCTGCTGAACTACTCCTATGCGGGCGGTTTGGCCACATTCGACATGTACAGCCAATATGTTGAGCTGGCCATGCGTATGTTCGGAGGACACCTGAACTTCAACTACGAGCCAGTGAGCAAGAAGTTGACCATCATGCGTGATCCCAAGGGCAGTGGCGAGGACGTGCTGTTGTGGCACTACAACTACAAACCGGAAGTGGTGCTGTTGCAGGATGCACCCATACTGCAATGGATACGTGACTACACCTATGCCGGCGGCAAGATGATCATCGGCGAGGCACGTGAGAAGTTCGCCACCATCGCTGGTCCACAGGGAGGCACTCCACTGAACGGCTCGGCCATCAAGGCAGAGGCACAGGCAGAGATGGACAGGCTGATAGCAGATCTGGCAACATTCACGGATCATTCACAACCATTGAGCTGGGTGATCGGCTGATGCAGGTATCCGAGATCATCACGGAAGGCATGGTGTTTGCCCGTGTGGGCAAGGGCGGTACCGGCAAGTCCAAGGTCAAGATGAAGTGGCGTTGCGAGACCGGCAACCGTGCAGGCAGATTGGTGTCAAGTCCCAGCCAATGCGGAGCATCCATTGATGTGGGCAAACGGGCAAAGATGAAACAGACACGTGCCAAGACCAAGGCCGTGCAGGCACGCAAGGCCAAGAGAACCAAGAAACTGAACGTGGCCAGTCGCATCATGCAGGCGCTGAACAAGTTCAAACGCAGAGACGCACTCAAAAAATCTCTCAGACCCAAGAAAGTGGCAACGTCAAAACGTGCCAAACCAAAAACACCTTTCCTAAAAAAGATATCCCCAAAAGGACCAAAACGCAAGTAGGTTGACACAAAATCCAGTTTGCAGTATAATAATAGCATGGATTTGATGATTGACATAGAAACACTGGCAACAGACCACGACGCTGTGATCATGACCATCGCGGCACAGGTGTTTGATCCCTTGCAGAACGGCTGGCCAGAAAGGCACTTCTATGCCAGGGTCACCACGGAAAGCCAACCCAATCGCAAGGTGGATGATGCCACCGTTGAGTGGTGGGCACACCAGGCACCGGAGGCACAACGTGAGGTGTTCGAGGACGTGGGTCGCAGGCCATTGCATGAGTGCCTGGAAGATCTGGGCAAATTGATATGGCACAGTGAAAGGATATGGGCCAATGGTCCCACCTTTGACATGAACATACTGGAACATGCCTACAAGGAATTTGGGCAGAACCTGCCCTGGAAGTTCTGGAGGGTGCGTGATTGCAGGACAGTCTATTCATTGTGGCCGGACATGCCTGAAGTCAAATCGGCAAGCCACCATGCCCTAGATGATTGCAAAAGACAGATCCAGATGTTACAATCATGTATTAAACACCTGGGAATCAACAAGATAAAATGATCATAGCAATCAGCGGACTCATAGGATCGGGCAAGGACACATTGGCGGACTACCTGGTCAACACACACGAATACAGGCGAGACAGTTTCGCCAACAACCTCAAGGATGCCATATGCAACATGTTCGGTTGGGACAGGGAAATGGTCGAAGGACGTTCCAAATCCAGTCGCAAGTGGCGTGAGGAAGTGGACGAATGGTGGGCCAAGAGATTGGACATGCCACACCTGACACCTCGCTGGATATTACAGCACGTGGGCACGGATGTCATCAGGGCACACTTCCACGATGACATGTGGTTGGCAAGCCTGGAGAACAAACTCAGGAAGACCGATGACAACATAGTCATCAGCGACGTCAGGTTCAAGAACGAGGTCAAGATGTTGCGTGGACTGGGTGCCATATGCGTGGAAGTTGTCAGGGGTGACAGGCCAGACTGGTACACACATGCCG